CCTACACCTACAACGGCAACGCATCAAGTTGTGCGTTTGGATTCCGGGGCACCAGGGCAGTAAATGGACCCAGGGCAGTTTTTGATGAGATCAGGATCAGCAACACCGAGAGGTATTCTGGCGCATCCTACACGGTGCCAACATCAGCATTCACCACGGACGAGAACACATTAGCGTTGTTCCATTGTGACGGCAACAGGGATGATTCCAGCAGGGGTTAGCAATAAATAGTTAGGTAATATTACAAAGGAGAAACAAATTATGTCAGCGGCATCAAACTACTTAGAAGACAAATTACTGGACCATACACTTAGATATGGAACGGCACCCTACACGGCACCATCAACGGTGTATGTGGCTTTATTCGCGGACTCAGGATCGGCGGCTTCGGCGGCCTTGGAATCAGGCACATCAGGAACTGGTTCATCATCAGACTGGGGCTACTTTGAGATCAACAACGGTTCATACGCCAGACAGTCAGTGACTTTCGCGGCGGCTGGAACGACCACGACAGGAACGATCGAGACTTCAGCGTCTGTGTCATTCCCAGTGGCCACTGCCAACTATGACACCGCAGGTTCCACTGGACAGGTGGTGACGCACATCGCTTTGATGGATGCGAGCACAGGCGGCAACGTGTTGTTCTATGGAACACTGACCACTAGCAAGACAGTGAGTTCAGGAGACCAGTTCACAGTATCAAGCGGTAACCTAAGCATCAGTCTAGCGTAATCACGGAGGTAAAAACCCCGTGTCAGACACAAAACAGTTCGTCTTCGCAGAAACGATTGACGATCTACAGCAACAATATAGCCAGAGATATCAAGTAACGGCCAATGACATCACAGAGACCTCTACAGGTCCTGGTGGTGCTTGGACCGCCAGCGGCACCACCCTTGATGGTGGTGATGCCACAAGGTATGACAAGGAACTGACAAATTCCAGCGGGAACAGTGAAACACTCACATTCCCATGGGGTGATGCAATTGAATCATCCGTGCTCACCAGCAAGAATGGTATACCCTCAAGCAGATGTAGGGTAACTTTCTCCAATGCCCGTATTGACAACAATGGTTTGGTATTCTATGGTAGTTGGACCGGTGGAAGTAGTTTCCCCATCACATATGATTTCACGATCACAGAAGAAGCACTTGGCAGTGATGTCTTACATACCATTTCTATCAATGATCAATTACCAACTGGTTCCGGAAGTCGTGATTGGCCTAATCAAGCACAAATTTTTAATCTTAGATCAGATCATGTGCTTCAAGGATCAGCAGTAACCGGTGGATCCAAGAACACTCTAAGCAGTCTACAATCAACTGTCAGGGTTGGAAGTTATAACACTTCTGGATTCTTTAGCGGATGGGATCTAGTTTTCGTTCCGGAGGTGAGGGCCACTGCCACTCGTAGTTGGGAAGGCAACCTATACACCATAGACGGTGTCAACAATGACACTGTATCATTTGATCCAGCAACGAGCAGTTTAAACTGTCTTGGCGGCATCATTCAGCAAGCCGAGGCGTCATTGGCATGCCAATCCAGTCTAAACGAACAGTCCAAGAATGTTAGATTGGCCGAGGCAAACATACAGTCTGAGACCACCGCGGATTTATCAGGCAATATAAAATTCAGCATAACAAAAAATTTACCATTGGAAGCCAACATCCTGGCATCAACAGAAAATCTAGTGTTGGCATCTGGGTCACTGACCGCGGTGACTTCCTTCTCCGAGACCTCTGGTTTCACGCACGGTATAATTGAATCATTAACAGCCAACACAACTGCAGATTTCGTTGGCAACATGATCTACGACATCACTGGTGACTACACCTGGGACAGTTTTAACCTAAACAGTTACTTCGTGCAGGGTTACGCGGTAGCTGACTTCTCACTCAACCAAGGTGAATACAGTTGGACGTTCCTGGCCAACAGCACATGGGACGCTTGGCCAACAACCACCTGGATCGGTGACGAGGCCACATGGGACAACTGGCCAGACGATGTCTGGGAGACACCATATGGAGTTGACTCACTGGGTGATCTCGTGGCCACACCCACATTCCTCATCGGTGACACGGTGGCCTACACTGGCACGTTCACCATCACAGAGGACACAGCACTGGAGGAGGCCGCCGAGGCCGACCTGGATGCTGTATTCACTACCAGTTTCACTGCGTCTGGTGTCATTGACGTTGACATAGCCATGAGTGGTGCGTTCGCACCTGCTCTGACCGCCAACATCATATACGACCTAGAAGAAGAACCAATACGTATCACTGGCGCATTCACCCCTGTTCTGACCGCGAATGCGATAACTGACACTTTTGCTGACATTGATGTGGCCTTCACGTTCGCGGTTGAACCCACGTTCCGACCAGGCACCACAGCGGAACTGTATCAAGCACAATCTGAGGTTGAGATCAACCCAACATTCCGACCGAGTGGCATCGCCGCACTATTGGCGTTCGCCAGCACACTGCAGGTGGGAAGGCTGTTCTTCCAGGCGGATCCCTACTTCACTATACAGGTTTTACAGGAATCTAGACAGGTGGTGTTGCCGTTTGAAAATAGGCAAACACTTGTTAGCCAGGAAACAAGGTTAAATACCATTGGCACTGAAACAGGTGACTACCTGGTGCCGCAAGAAACTAGGAGTTTGAGATTGAGGATTCCACCATTCAAGAACAGATTCTCGACACCTAGGGTAAGACAGGAGCAATAATGGCCAACTTAACAGGATTCAAGAGAGACAACGACGGATTATACATAGACAAGGACCCGGATGCCAACGTGCAATACGGACTTGACTTCACGGACTACCTAAACTCAGGTGACACCGTGACTTCCGCGGACGTCACAATAGAGACCATCACCGGGGACAGTTCACCACTGGCTTTCCCAACAAACGAGGCCACTGATGTTTTGGTGACCGGGGGTGTGTTGGTCAGCATAAGACTGGAGGGTGGCACTGTCAACAACATCTACACGGTCAAGTGCAAGATCGTCACCACCCAAGGTGACACCGACGCGAGATCATTCAGGATAGTGGTCAAGGAGAGATTGTTGTAATGGACGCACAGAAGAAATCATACAAACTGGATCATGACCTGATCTTCAAACTGGCCTCGATGCACTGCACCTATGAAGAGATAGCGGACTGCGTGGGCACTTCAGTCACAACACTACAGAAGAGATTCAAGAACCTGATAGAGAAGGGCAAGGCTGAAGGTAAGAAGAGCCTTAGACGTGCCCAGTTCGAGAAGGCATTGGCGGGCGACGCCAGGATGCTTATGTTCCTGGGTAAGAACTGGTTGGGACAACAGGACTCACCAACTGACGAAGAATCAACGGCACCATTACCGTGGGACGAGAAATAGTCCCCCAATAACTAAACATATATGAAACTATCAACACCGCAACGCAAGGTCGCGGATGACCAAGCACGATTCCGTGTTCTTGTGACTGGCCGACGTTTCGGAAAAACTACCTTAGCAATCAGGGAACTTTGTTATCACGCCAGGATACCAGGGCGTGTGTGTTGGTATGTGGCACCATCATACCGGCAGGCCAAACAGATATGTTGGGTCAAGATCAAAGAGATACTGAAAGACCTGCGTTGGGTCAAGAAGATCAACGAGGCAGAACTCACCATAGAATTAAAGAACAAGTCAAGGATATGCCTGCGAGGTGCTGACAACAAGGACTCACTGAGGGGTGTGGGTATCGACTTCATAGTGCTGGACGAGAGCGCGGACATAGACGAGGCCGCCTGGTCGGAGGTGCTGAGGCCCACACTTTCAGACACCAAGGGATTGGCACTGTTCGCTGGCACACCAAAAGGCATGAACTGGTTCCACGACCTATACCAGAGGGGACAGGATCCCACTGAGCAGGACTGGAGCAGTTACCTATACACCACCATAGATGGCGGTTTCGTCGATGAGGGCGAGATAGAACAGGCCAAGCGGGACCTTGACGCCAAGACGTTCCGACAGGAATACCAGGCCACGTGGGAGACATACTCGGGCATAATCTACCATGGCTTCTCCATGAATGAAAACGTGAGGCATTTCGACGAGCCCTTGGACAACAGCATTTTACACATAGGCATTGACTTCAACCTTGATCCCATGAGTGCGGTGGTGGCCTACATCCAGAACGGCACCGTCTACATCATGGACGAGATCACCATATGGAGTTCCAACACGGATGAACTGTGCCAAGAGATCCACAGGAGATATCCGGGCAAGAAGATATTCTGCTATCCAGATCCAGCATCCAGGCAGAGGAAGACATCAGCGGGTGGTAGGACTGACCTTTCGATACTGCAGAACGCGGGATTCATCTGCAAGGTGCCACCAAAGCACATGGCCATCAGGGACAGGATAAACTCCGTCAACGCCAAGTTGTGTTCGGCGTCAAACGAGCGCACTGTATTCATTCATCCCAAGTGTAAGAATATGTTAAATAGCATTAGCAAACACACTTATAAAGAGGGAACCGTGTTGCCAGACAAGACACAGGGATTTGACCATATGAATGACGCATTAGGATATTTGATTTCATTTCTTTACCCAATCAGGACCGCGTATGAACAACAGGCACCCGAACGGTTCTCTATCAAAGTAGGAGCGATAAGATAATGGCACAAGACATCTACGGTTTAACCGGCACATCATTCACAGACACATCAGGCAAGACTATTTCATTACCGGTCCACCAGGACTATGATGCCTACATCCATCATTGGAAGTTCCTCAAGCGATCATACCTAGGTGGTGCTGAATACAAGAGGGGCATGTATCTAAAGAGATACCAATACGAGAACGAGGGCGAATACCTAACCAGACTATCACACGCGGCCGAGGACAACCACTGCCGTGCCATCATACAGACATTCAACGCTTTCCTATACAGACAGCAACCCAAGAGGGACTTTGGAAATCTAGAGGATTCACCTGAACTTGAACAGTTCATGAAGGACTGCGACATGGAGGGCAGGAGCTGGGATTCTTTCATGCGGGAGGTCAACATACAGAGTTCAATATATGGACACTGTTTGGTGTTGATGGACCGACCAGAGACCGTGGTGGGCACGAGGGCCGACGAGCTGGCCCAGGGCATTAGGCCTTACACAACAATATACACGCCAGAGAACATCCTGAACTGGAGATTCGTGAGACAGCCCAATGGGCACTATGAACTCACTGAACTGATGTTGTTGGAACATGATGAGAGACCTTACCAGAGGGCTGGAGAGTTCTACGTGAGGAAGTGGACACCAGACACCATAGAATTATATTCATATAATGGCAATGACGCCAAGGATCCAATGAAACAAGTGGACTCGAGACCAAACCTACTGGGCAAGGTCCCAGCGGTATGGTGCTACGCCAACAGGGGACCGATCAAGGGCATCGGTGTGTCAGACATCGATTCGATAGCACAAGCACAGAGGTTCCTGGGCAACTGTTATTCAGAGGCGGAACAACTGATATCTCTGACAAACCATCCAAGTCTGGTCAAGACACGTTCGGTGTCAGCACAGGCGGGAGCGGGTGCCATAATCGACATGCCAGAGGAACTGGATCCAAATCTAAAACCATATTTGCTTCAACCAAACGGTGGTAATCTTGAGGCCATATTAAAGACCATGGATGAGACCGTGAAGTCAATTGACAGGATGGCTCACATGGGGTCAATCAGAGCAATTGAAACAAGACAGATGTCAGGTGTCGCGATGCAGAGTGAATTTATTTTACTGGATTCCAAACTGTGCGAGAAGGCCAAGAATCTGGAACTGTTCGAGGAACAGATGTTCAGACTGTTTGGACTGTGGCAGGGTGAATCATGGGATGGTGAGATCAAGTATCCAATGGCTTTCCACATCAGGGACAAGAACCTGGACATGGACATAATCAGCAAGGCCGCGAGCGCCCAGAGGGACTCAGCGACGGCCACTCCAAATGTTAAAAGCATTATAGATCAGAAGACGATCGAGATACTAGCGAAGGATGACGACGAGTTGGAAGAAATGCAGAACCAGTTGGCGGATGATGGGCAACAACACCCACCAATGACTGATCCCATACAGATGATTACCCACATGAGGGAGATGATCGAACAGGGCTACACCAACGAAGAAATATTTGAACTGCATCCGGAGATAGCACAATTCTTTGGAGGCACCAATGGCTCAATACCAGGGCAGGAAGATAACACTCAATAAACCATTCAGGACACCGGGCAAGAGCAAGAAGTTCGCGGTGTATGTGAGGAACCAACGGACCGGCGACGTCAACATAGTCAGGTTCGGTGATCCCGACATGCGTATCAGGTCCAACATACCAGCAAGGAAGAGATCATTCATGGCCAGGATGGGTGCGATCCTACAAAAGGTGCGTGGACAGAAATCACTGAGCCCAGCATACTGGAGTATCAGGGCGTGGAGGTAAAGGATGGCAGGCATCAAGACCCGCAAGGGACAGCAGACACATCACATGAAGTATTACGCCAGAGGTCAGGAGTGGAGGCCCTGTAAGGTGATACAGAAGAAGAGATCAGGCAATGGCACCAGGACATTCATGGCCGCACAATCAGTCCAGACCGGAGAGATATACAAGAACAGCCACGGACTCACGGCACCTTGGCACAGCATACATTTCACACCAACCAATGATTAGGAAACTATACAGATTACCAGAGGAGACAGCCAGGCACAGGCAGATGAAGCAGTTGTGCCTTGACTACTTCACCCACTATGACAAATTGATGAAGCACCCCAGCAAGACCAACGCCGCCAGGGCCAGGAAGGCCTGTGTGCTGTTGAAACGAGTGGCACACGCCAGGGGCATTGAACTGTTGGACCTTTACGCTCCATCAAGGAACGAGGGCAGACCCGAGAAGTTCCCAACCAAGCACAGGAAAAAGGAGGACCAAGATGCCAGGACCTAAGAGAAGCGGTAGAAGGAAACCGATGTCATCCGGTAGAAGGAAGCCTAGAAAACCAAGTGGTAGACGTAGGTAAGGACATTGAGAAGTGGATCAGACAGGTTGTTGCTAAAACTCATAAGGCGAGTGGAGCGGCAATCTGTCCGTTTGCGAAAAGAACACTCGAGGATCGTAAAATACAGATCACGCCTGCGAAAACAGATGTGCTGGATCAGATTGATCAGTG